AGATAAAGTAAATAAACTAAAAAAAAAATACTTTAAATTTATTTCTAGAAAAGCTATTTTTAATGATCTAATACAATTCTTAAAACATAAAAATCTTTTACCTACTATTATATTCACATTATCAAAAAAAAAATGTGAATCTTACTCAAAACTGGTAACAGTTCAAATCAATGATACGCTGGAACAATCTGAAGCTTTGGCTGTTTTTGATAAGGAGTTAAGAAAAAGTGATAATTATAATGATTTGATTAAAATGGATGACTATCATACTATTAAAAATTTAGTACAAAAAGGCATCGCATACCACCATTCTGGTGTGTACCATGTCTTTAAAGAAGTTATTGAAAAAATGCTTGCGTATAAAGATATAAATGGTATTAGTAAGTCTCTTATTAAAGTGTTGTTTGCAACCGAAACATTTGCTGTAGGTATTAATATCCCAGTTAAAGCTACTTGTTATACTGGATTAACCAAATTTAGTGAAAACAATTTTAGATTACTTAAACCTCACGAATATAAACAAATGAGTGGTAGAGCAGGAAGAAGAGGTATGGACACAGAGGGATACTCGATATTACTACCAAATCTATATGATTTACCTAGTTCTTCAGAAATTACCGAATTATTAACTGGAAAAAACCAAATATTGTATTCCCGTTTTGTGCCAAATTTCCAGTTTATTTTAAAACTTATTTTAACTGGAAATAATCAGATAATGTCATTTATTAAGAGTTCATTATTAAATAAAGAAATAGTGGAAGAAGAGACTTTTATAAATGATGAGATCAATAACTTACAAATTCCTCAAAAAGATTATAGTAAATGTATAGAATATGATAGTCTAATGGACCCAAATATGGACAGTTTTATAAAACTATCCCAAAAAACGATAAAAAAAAATAAAAAGTTGGCTGATAGGATTAAAAATGAAGCTGATTTTAAAAGTTTGTATGAAGATTATACTGTAGATAAAGAAACTATTCAGTATAAAGATACATTAATAGCAAGTTTATCTGAGAATAACAGTTATATTCATCAATGTATAAAAAAAATACTAACTATATTAAAAAACAATCTATATATAAGCGAAACTTCTAATATAAATGAGTATGAAACTATACTGCCTTCAAATATATCTATAAAGGGAATTATTGCGGGTCAAATTAATGAATGTAATGAAATATTATTTACAGAAATAATTACAAATGATTATTTGGATAATTTAAATGAAGAAGAGATTGTTGCGATTCTCAGTCTATTCATACAATCAAAACAAGATGATGATATATCTATAGAGAGTTTAGAGGTTCCTCAAAAAATTAAAACTAATATTAGTTCTATATTAGAAATAGGGACTAAATTTGAGAATATAATGAGCAGTAACAAATTATATATAAATATAGATTGGAATTTATCTATTAATTCAATAGATTATATGTATAAATGGTGCCAAGGCGCTGATTTTAATACTTTAATCAAAAAATACAAATTATATCCAGGAAATTTTGTTAAAGATGTTATTAAAATTAATAATATTGTACAAGATATAATGAAAATAGGTGAATTATTAGGTAAGCATAAATTATTATCAGTCGTATCTAATATAGAAAACAAACTTATAAGAGATTGTGTAAATATGGAGTCTTTGTATGTTAAAATATAAGTATTTATATAAAATATAAATATTAATATAAAATATAAGTATTTATATATAAAATATAAGTATTAATATAAAATATATAAAATGTTAATTAAAAAATTGTTTACACGCGAAGATTATTATAATATCCATAAAATACTAGGTTTTTTATCATTATTAAATTTTATATATAGATACTGTTTTTTACTAATTAATAATGATGATTTAGGGTATTCTGAAAATACATATATAAATCATTGTTCATTTTTAGTTCATGTTTTACTTTCATCCTCATCACTAATATTTAAGGTACTGTCAAAAAGAAGTGTTTCTAAATCATTAATTATATATGAAGAATATAGACTTCACGCTATATTATTTACATTGCGTTCCTATGGCATTTATTTATTTAATATATATAATAGTTTAGATACAGTTATATCGGTTCTATTTATTCTATTTTGTCATTTACTAATAGATATTATAACTGAAAAATATGGAACAAAAGGGGTTACAGCTGTTAGAAATAATGGAAAACATCGAACTGGTATAAAATATTATGGAAGATTTTTTTATTCTTATTACCAAATTTTAGTAACAGGTTGCCTACTACTACCATTTAAAGAAAAATCTAATTTAGCATTTAATGCACTGATAGCTATACAATCATCCGCATTTTTAATGACATTAAACAGAAAAGGATTAATAAAATGGTATACGCACGCGTTTTGGTATAGTTTATCTTTATTTTTTAGTTATTATTATATTAAAATAACTGTTCCTATTACGGTTATTTTAATGAGTGGAGTAGTATTTGCGTTAAGAATATATAATATAAATAAATATATATGTTGGGCATTGTTTTTTGGTTTTAATAATATTATTAGTATATATCATTAACATCTATCATTAACATCTATCATTAATATCTAATATTAATATTTAATATAGATATACACTATTAATAAATTCTATACTATAAATTTATTAATATTGTTGTTATAAATTTGATTTATATATTATATTCATTTTAAATATAAATGAACATTAATGCTTATCCAGAAGCATATATTAACACTACAAGTGAACTTAATATCTCAAATTCCTATAATGTTATTTTATGTTCGAATGTATTAAAAAAATTCGAACAAGAAATATTAGAAAATGCTACAGGATGTCTATTTAAACTCACCTATAATAATATCGAATTTGGGTGCGAATCTACTATATATGTTTCTTGTTTAGAATTTTCAGCCCCATTAAACACGTGTTTTTTACCAAACAATATATTTGATGATTTACTTATGGATATAAATATTAAAAATGAAATTTCTATAGAACCTTTTTATCCACCTCAAGCAACACTTATTAAATTTCAGGTATTTGATACATTAATAGAACGTATTGATAATATTAAAGAAGAATTAGAAACGCTATTAACTAAAGATTATAAATTTTTAAGACTTCATCAGAAAATACCATTATTAAATGAAGAAATTACCGTTATATCATTAGAACCATATAATATATGTTTAATTAATAATACTGACTTAGAGGTAGAATTTGATATTATGAAGAAAGTTCCTATACAAGATCCAATAGAAAAAAATATAACAAATAAAATAGAAGAAGTTGAGGAAGTTACTATAGAAGATGTTATAGACGATACTATAGACGATACTATAGAAGAATTACCCCGATTAACACAGGAAGAATTAAGACTAAAGCGATTGGAGTTTTTTAAGAAAAAATAATTGTATAATTTAATAATTAACTGTAGAGATTTTATTTATACAAATTATAAATAGTGAGTTAGTTTATATATAACAAAAATATTAAGTTAGTATCCGGATATATTATATCAAATTGGTATTAAATATATTATGTCTAGTAATTATCCAAAATAATATTAATTTTTTTACAATATTAGTTTGGATAATTATCCTCGTTCCTAATAAATATTTATCAACATATGGTAAACTTATTGATAAATTCTAAATGTAGAAAGTCCATTTAATTATTTACATAAGTGTTGACACATACTTCGGTTTAATCCACTCGATAAATTAGGAATACAATATCCTTCAATACAACCCCAATATATATTTTTACATATTTTACCACACTGTTCCAATGTTCCTCCAGTATTATTATAATTTATTTCACATTTATTATTAATACAGTTGTATTTTTTATCTACTGGTGGCGGATTAGGAGGTGGAGGTGGTGGTCGTGGGGGAGGTGGTGGTCGTGGGGGAGGTGGTGGAGCGCACGCAAACTTGGAGGTAATATCCACTTCGTACACAAGGGTTCGTGTTTCACCCTTGGCGTTGAAGGTTGGATCATCGGCAGATGGATCGCACGTGACAGACACAACGGTTTGTCGCCCTTCTTGCCCGCCAGAGAAAGTGATCAGGATCACCTGCGGATCCTGGGTCGTATCAATCTCCCAAGTCTGTTGTGATACTACACCGATCGGGAAGCATCCATCCCCAGTTATTTGACCCTGTCCAGCAGAGTTGCCTGTGTCCTCACCAGCGTTGAAGGTGCAGTATGGCATCGAGCCATTGTCGCTGGGAAGACCACCGCCAGTCATCTGGAAATAGTACATGTAGTCGTTCATCAAGTCTGGGCTAGAGAAGTAACAGTTTCCATCACTGGGTTGGATATGGCTAAAGTCGTACTCAATACCGTTACACGTACACTTAGCCTTTGTGGTATCCGGGGAATCGCACTTCTGGGGGATAGGAGCTAGTAGACTTGGTGCTATAGATTTGGATAATTGACTTAAAGAAAGATTTATAAATAATAGGTTAAGTAGAAATGTTTTAAGCATTGTTATGTATTATTTTACTATAAAATAATACATAATCAAATTTTTTATAATGATAATTTATTTAAAAATAAATTATCATAATAAATTATGTATTCTGTCTATAAAGGTTATCAACCAGGAATTTATAATTCTTGGGATGAATGTAAAAAACAAATTAATGGCTATAGTGGAGCCAAATTTAAAAAGTTTGATAATATATTAGATGCTAAAAAATTTCTAAAGCATGGTGAAGTAAACGTATCTCATATAGATAAATATATTAAGGTGAATGAACCAGAAAGTGATACTATTTCATCAAATAGTATAAATGTATACACCGATGGCGGATGTTATGGTAATGGCAAAGAAATATCATATGGGGGATATGGTATTTTTTTTAAAAAAAATGATCCACGAAATACATTTAAATCATTGAAAGGTAAGTGTACTAATAATATATGCGAGCTTAGTGCTATACTGGAAACATTAGAAATATTAAAAAACGATATTGATAAAAATATAGATTTAAATATTTATACAGATTCCGAATATGTGATTAATGCATTTACTACATCTGGTGATAAATACCATCGAAATTTATGGAAACCAAAACCATCTAATATAGAATTAATTAAAAAAGGTTATTATTTAATTAAATCTAAAAGAAATAACATTCATTTTCACCATGTGTATTCACACACTAAGAAACAGGATATTCATTCGTTATGGAATGAAGAAGCTGATAATTTAGCTACTATGGGACTTAAAAAGTCTATTGATGAGGCTATGAATTTAGAATTAAACATATTTAAAAATGGTAAATATAAAGGATTCACATTGGGAGAAGTATTTACTAATGATAGAAGCTATTTATCCTGGTATTTAAGTAATAAACCTTATAAAAATGAAACATTATTTTTATACATTTTGAAAAGATATTTATCATAAAAACTGAAATTGTTCTGTATTACATCTATAGATAGCTCTAGAAAAATTAATCATACCTTTATGTCTTGGGTTTATTATGTTACTTAGAGATAGTTTAGTAATACTATCATTACTTTCTAGATTTAAATCTGTTACATTTAATCCGCTATTTACAATAGATGTTACATAACAGTACTGTATTATTCCATTCGACCTACACCTAACTATATCTCCTACTCTAAATTCATTATTTCCGTGATCTTTCATATCACTATTTCTATAATCGGTTATTGGTAATTTATTATTATTAATAATCGCAACAGGCATTATATAATAAACTATTATTTACGAAAATTATATCAAATTTATAATAATATTTAATGATACATTCATAAATACAAAGTATTAATATCTAAAAATTATTATATTATTATAAATAATGGACCAAGAATTTCTTTTTGATATATTAAAATTAAACTCAATATCATTAATAATCTATTTGGCTTATTTAGAATTAAATCCCAAAATAACTGGGATATGGCTAAGAAGAGATTCGACGAATCAATTCATAATTTCATTAAAAAGTTTATGGGGATATATAATGTATCCTTTTAAAGAAATACAATTATGGTATCCATCTATGTGGGATTTAAATATTTTTATAAGTATTCCTTTAATTAGTGTTTTATTATATGGAATTCGGTACTATTATATGGAATTCGGCACTATTATATAATTTAATGTATAAGTAAACTTTTAATTAAAATTATAAATTTAATAGTAATGAAAAATAATAATTTTAGTAAATATCAATTATTATTTAATACTTCTTTAAATGACATTCTTAATAAACAAGGGTTATCTAATGATTTATATAATATGATTACATATGCTTTAAACGGTGGAAAAAGATTACGCCCTATAATTTCTATAGATATGTGTTTATCATTAGGGGGTAAATTAGAAGATGTTATTAATTTTGCAGTAGCTATAGAACTAATACATAATGCAAGTTTAATAATAGATGATTTACCATGTATGGATAATGATGATTATCGTAGAAATAATTTATCATTTCATAAAAAATTTTCTGAATATAAGGCTCAAATTGTATCTAATATAATGATTCAGTTGGCAATGAAATTAATATATAAAAATTTTAAATATTTAGAACAGCCTGTGTTAACAGTAATTATTAATAATATTGTTAAAAACATCGGTATATTAGGTGCTGCTGGGGGGCAACTTATTGATTTAGCACCTATTTATATAGATAATAAAAAAGAGTTACTTAATAATTTTAAAGATAAGTCGATAATTAAAGATTTATTTAATAAAAAAACGGGTTCTTTTTTTGAGATTTCTTTTATAGGTGGGTATTTATCAGGTGGTGGAAATATAAGTAATCTAGATGCTATTAAATTAGCCGCAAATAATTTCGGAATGGCTTTTCAGATATATGATGATTTTGATGATATAGATCAGGACAAAGAACGTGTTAAAAATAATTTATTAGATCCAAATTATATTAATAATTTTGGGAGAAAAGAGGCTATATTGGAATTTAATAATTCTAAAAATAAATTTATAGAAATTATGAAAGAATATATGATATATTCATCTACTATGGAAGAACTTATTTTAATATTAAATAAAAAAATCAGTAGTAATTAATTTATATTAAAATAAAATAGGTGGTAATTAATTTATATTAAAATAAGATAGGTGTTAATTAATTTATATTAAAATAAGATAGGTGTTAATTAATTTAATATTATCTTTTAAATAGATATGGATTTAATAGATAATATAACTAATAAGTATGGAAAAAATAAATTAACAATGGCAATTTCATATGATCTTAATAATTTATCTCAAGTTGATAAAAATATTATAGATTTAGTTAAAAATATAGAAAAATTTATTAATACTAACTATAATATAAATTATCAACTTAACTATCTAATTTATAGTTTGATATATATACATCATTCTAATAAAATTATTTATAATTTACCACATATGAATAATAATATTAAAGAAGATGGTAAGCCATCGTTACATATAGTATTTGGAGAAACATTAAGTCAATTAGTAGCTATATCTTTATTTACGGAATCATTATATTGTATTAATAAATTGTGTGAAATAAATAATCTAACTATTAAAACCAGGAATAATATAATGGAATTATATATGAAAAATACATTAGATTATAATGATATTTTGGATAATAAGGAGTTATTAAATACTAAGTTTAATGATAGTATTAAATTATTATATATTAAAACATTAGATATTTCTACTTGTATTTATGAAGATATTATTAATAGTAAGACTCTATTAAGTACAAGAGATGATTTTAAGAAAAATTATAAGTCATTATTTAATTAATTAAGACTATAGATTGTAATAAAAATAATAATAAATATTTGATTAAATTTAATTTTATAATATTAAATTTAATCATTTTTAATGGTAAAACTTCGAAGTGGAAAAATTATATTAAATATCACTAGTTTGAATAATAATATAATTCAATGTAATAAATATATCGAAAAACTGGGTAAAAATGTGTTATTAAATGATATTCATTATAAACAAATTCTAAATTTAAATAATCTAATTTATAATGAATATAATAATGTTAATATAAGAAAGGATCTTTATGAACAATTAGATTATATTATAACTATTTTTATTAACACACATAAGCCTGGTAGTATATGTTCATCGGAACATTTATTTATTGGAAAGAAGTGTGAAATATGTTATTTAGAAATTAGTAAAAATCAGGATGTTAATTTATGTCAGGATAATAATATAACTCATATATTTCATAAAGAATGTTTTAACTATAATATTATTTATAGTAATGCTTTAAAACAGTGTATGACTGGGTTATATCAATGTCCTTACTGTTTAAAATTTACAATTGATGTACATAAAGTATATAAATTATAATAGACTTAAAAATATATTACGACTAGTTATAATATGACTAATAATTTTGTAAAATCTGGTAATTCTGATAATCCTGATAAATCTGGTAATTCTGATAATCCTGATAAATCTGGTAATCCTGATAAATCTGGTAATCCTGATAATCCTGATAATCCTGATAAATCTGGTAATCCTGATAAATCTGATAATCCTGATAAAGAAATAGAGAAATTTTGGTTACTTTACAAACAAAGTATGATAAATTATTATACTAAAGAAAAATGTATTTCGCGGCCAATTAAAGAATGGTCAAATAAGTTGAATTATTATCAATCGAAAAAAAACTATACAGAAATCGAACAGAATATATTAAATTATATTTCTTTGTATGCGATTGATTTAATGAGAGATAATAATAGCTATCATATGAATATACTAATAACCAATATTAAACGCTGGAAAAGATTATCGAAATCTTATAATACTATTATTAAAGAAAATAGTTACTACAATATTATATTTTTATTAATAGATATTTATAAATCAATTATGAATGAAAAAATAAATGATAGTTTTGTAACTATTTTTTCACAAGTTGAATTAATAATATTATATAATGATTTTACGGAATTAGTTAAATTTGCAGTAGATAACTCTAAACCCTCAATACTTACTAAAATTAGTAAGTATTGTAATATAGATCATATTTTGTATGAATATTATAATATTACAAATAAAAATAAAATATCATATAGAAGACTTTTATTAAATAAAAAAAATTGATTTATAATCACTTAAAATTTTGTAAATATTTATAATAATCATGAATAACGAAAAATTTTATACTTTATTAGAAATTTCTAAAAGTGCCACCGACAGCGATATTAAAAAAGCATATAAAAAATCTGCTTTAAAATATCATCCAGACAGAAATCCAACCAACAGGGAAAAATCCGAACAAAAATTTAAAGAAATAAGTGAAGCATACGAAGTTCTAAGCGATCCTCAAAAACGTCAACTATATGATCAATATGGCGAAGAGGGAATTAAAAATAGTGGAGGGGGAGGAGGTTCTCCATTTGATGTATTTGAAAAAATGTTTGGAGGTAGAGGAGGTGGTGGCGGTCCATTTAATATGTCTGAAGGTATGTTTGGAATGAATGAAAGTCCATTTGGTAATATGTTTGGAAGATCTTCATCATCCTCACAATCTTCTAATATTAAAATGTCTATTAAAATTTCATATAAAGATATGATGTTAGGATCTGAAAAGAAAGTTAGAATTAAGCGTAAAATAATAAAAAATAGAGATACGTGTTCAAAATGTAAAAAATGCAAGGGTAAAGGCCAAACCATAAATTTAGTTCAGATTGCTCCAGGAATGGTTACGCAATCGGTAAGTAAATGTCAATTATGCAGTGGAGCTGGATATAATATACAGTATTTAGATAAAGAAGAAATTATAGTTGTTACTATTCCTAAGGGTTCACAAAAAGGGGAATACATTAAAGTAAACGGTAAAGGTAATGACAGTTTTACTAGTCAACAGGGTGATTTAATTATAATATTTGAGGAGGAATCTTTAGAAAATATACAAAGACAGGAAAATAATTTAATATTTAAGAAAAAAATATTACTTTCAGAGGCATTAGGAAACTTAGAATTTATATTTAATCATCCTTCTAAAAACAATATTATAATAAAAAATTCTACTGTTATAAAGCCAAATAGTATTAAAACGATTAAAGGATTAGGTTTTCCTTTTAAAAACAGTGTTAGACAAGGTGATTTAATAATACAGTTTGATATAATGTTTCCTGAAAGTATTAGCCCAGATAAAATAGAACTTATCAATAAATTATTGCCACGCAGAGTATCATTAGATTCTGTTAAAACCACTAATTTAGATTATTATTATTTAGAAGAATTTAATTCCCGTGATTCATATACCGAAACCGACAATGACAGAGAAACTGGGGAAGAAGGGGTTCAGTGTCAGACCCAATAATATTAAATAACACACTTTAAATACCTTTTATTTTTATTTAAAGAAAATAAATTTGAATTATATTTAAATATTAGCTGTTATATTAAATAAAATGGATAAGAAAGAAATAGAAGAAATCTCAATGAATATATCAACTATTTGTAATGATAAAATTAAAACTATTTTAGATAAGATTTCTAAAGAATATAATATTAGTAATATAGAATTGTATAGTAAGTATCTTAATAAAAAGAGTAAACCTAAGTCTCAATTATGTGATTCTAATGATAATATATGTATGGCTAGAAAGCAAGATGGAAATCAATGTACGCGTAGGAAAAAAGACGGAGATTATTGCGGAAAACACAAATCTAATCAGAAGTTTGGTAGAATTGATGATTACAATAATTTAGTAGATAAATTATCTCAGGATGATAATTATATTATGACTTGGATAGAAAAGTTTAATAATAAGGAATATTTAGTGGATAGCAATGATGTTGTGTATACAAATAATCTTAATAATCCAGAAATAGTTGGAAAGAAAATTTCAGATAATAATGTAGAGTTTTTGGAAAATTAAAATAATTTCTTGATATATATTATAATATGAAATCTAAAAGTTTAAGAAATAGTATATTATTAGGATTAAGTACATTATTTATTAAAAATAAATCTGTTTTGAAAACAGACTATCCTGATAAACCTGTGACTTTTGTTGTGCCACGGCCTCCAGGGGATTTAGAAGATATTTTAACTAGGATGATTGCGGAAGACTTTCAGGCTGATTATGGTGTTGCTGCGGCGGTTGTCAATAAACCTGGTGGTGGTGACCCATTCCCAGGTGCAATGGAAGTAGAGGCGGCAGTTCCTGATGGTTACACGGTAGCCGCTAACGCACAAGTTATCGGTGAGATTGATAAGTCAAAAATCAAGGATATGGTACTAGGTGCAAAAGACGCTCCAATAAAGATTATTGAATATTCCAGCTATACCTGTCCCCACTGTCGTTCGTTTCATCAAGATAGTTTTAAAAATTTAAAAGTAGATTATATTGATACTAACAAAGTGCACTTTACCTATCGGGAAATATATTTTGACAAATATGGTCTTTGGGCTTCAATCGTTGCCCGCTGTGGCGGACAGGATAAATTTTTTGCTATTTCAGATCTTCTTTATAGCAAACAGAAAGAATGGACCCAAGGCACCTCAGATGAAATTGATGAGAATCTACGACGAATTGGAATAACAGCTGGGCTATCCCAAGACGATGTGCAAGCTTGCTTAACTGACAGACAAAAGGCACAGAATCTAGTTGCCTGGTTTCATGAAAATTCAAAAAGTGACGAGATCACGTCTACCCCGTCTTTTCTAATAAATGGAAAAAAATATGCGAATATGCCATATCTCGAATTTAAACAAATTTTAGATGCACAGTTATTAAGTAAGTCCAAGGTCAGCTAACTTTAGGTCGATCTTGGACCAATCTTAAGTCTCTAGCGATGTACCAGTTGTAGGACCAGAAATAGGAATAGAGGGTTTAACTAAAGAAACTTTTGAGCCTCTAGGGATTTTTCTAACCTATCCATTTGTGATAGCTACTTCCGGGAATGCCCCATACAGCTCTATGGATGAGTTAGCTGCTTATGCTAAAAGTAACAAAGTAACGCTAGGTCACTTTGGTGAGCCACTGATACCAACCAAGGTGACCAAAGCTGTAGCTAAGATAATGGACTTCGAATGGGTTCACTGGGGTGGATCGGGAATGCGTTTGATATGTTGGACTGTAATACTTTAGGTGATGCAGACGTTATTAATACAACGATTCAGCTAATTCTGCCATTCTTAAAAGACGTTAAAGTTATAGTTTCTATAACAAATGAGAGTATTTCTAAGGTACCGAACACACCAACAATTAGTGAATTGATACCTAAGTTAGACATATTTTTATGGAACGGCTTATTTGTCGGAGCAGGCACACCACAGGATGTTAAAGATAAGATTACTGCTGTTGCCAAGAAATCAATGCTAAGTGATAGGGCGCAAGAAGTTGCGGCGAACAGCGGTGCATTAATCTACTGGATGGATGCTGATGCTTCAATAAAACGAATAGATAAAGACAGGGATACCTTGGTTACTATTGGTAATCTTTAGTAGAGACAAAACTACCAATAAAATATAAAGTAATCATAATTTTATAAATAAAAATACATAATAAAATCATAAAATTAAAGAATTTAATGGATGAAGACTTGAAATAATGAAAATAATTTTATAATTAAGAAATTAATAGAGTTTTATTGTATCTCCTGGAATTCTCAAGGAAGATTTTACTATACCGATTGCAGAATACTTTAGGATAAATATAGTGTTTCTGTAGCGTTTGTTAATAAGCAAAGCTTTAGCTAAAATAATGGGATTCAAATTGGTTCAGTTTCTGTCCTTAATACATTAGACTATAATACTTTAGCTTCGGATGAACACGAGCGTTATAAATACAACGATTTCGATTATCATATTATCATTAGATGGACGTTAAAGTTTTAGTTTCTATAAAAATCAGTGTTTTTCTAGGGTACTGAACACATCAACAATTAGTGAATTGATAGCTAAGTTAGATTTATTTTTATGGAACGGTTTATTTGTCGGAGCAGGCACACACAGGATGTTAAATATAAAATTACTGCGGTTGCTAAGAGAACAATACTAAGTGATAGGGCACAAGAAGTTGTGGACACGATGTATTAATCTACTGGATGGATACTAATGAATTAATAAAACGAATAGATAAAGATAGAAAGACTATGGAATTTATTAATAAACTTACAAATAAAATCAGAAAATTAAAAAATTAATAGAGTTTTATAAATAAAGATATTTTTTTTCTTTTATATGTCATTTATATATTATTATATTATTATATTATTATATAAATGACATATAAAAGTTTTAATGAGAAATTATAGGACATACCTAAATCTATAATAAGTACAGGAATAGGACTCTTAGTATTATTAACCCGTAATAAATAATTATAAAGAAATTAATAGAGTTTTATGAATAAAATTTTATTTTTTATTTAATAGAGTTAATTTTTTATTTAATAGAGTTAATTTTATTTTTTTATTTAAAAATATTAGTTAAAATTTATTACTAATAAATTTAGATTAATTATTTATACTAATAAATTTAAATTTATTATTTAATTATTAAATTAAATAATAAAATAAAAATATATATATATAATATATATGAGATATATAGATTATAATACAAAGCTTGGATTATATAAAAAAAAAATGGAATTATTAAATACTATAAAATTAGAGGTTCAGGAGTCTATTAGTACAAAAAATATTGCTGAAGTGACGTGTTGGGATAATACTACAGCTATCGGAAAGCCAGGCATTCCTGGCGGGGAGGATAAAACTGTTATTGGATATTATGTATGTCCTATGAATCCTAATAATCTTCCTCGTGATAATATCTCCTATAACTGTGCTGACGATGAAAAACTCCCAGAACTTGCCCCAGGAGAAGATTATTATTACGAAGTCTGTCCAGGTGAGGCTGAAGCAGAAGCAGAAGTGGAAGCAGAAGCAGAAGTGGAAGCAGAAGCAGAAGTGGAAGCAGAAGCAGAAGCAGAAGTGGAAGCAGAAGCAGAAGCAGAAGTGGAGGCAGAAGCAGAAGCAGAAGCAGAAGCGGAAGCAGAAGCAGAAGCAGAAG